GCTTTGTGTGGTGGCATATTACCTACGTCAATAAAGAACACACGTCTTTCTGGTGCTCTGTGTACTCTGTAAATAATAATAGCATCTTCTAATAATTCTTTTTGTTTAAAAATTTTAAATACAGGATCTAATATGCTGTTACCAAAGGGCCAAGTTGTTTCCATGCCTTCGCTCATGCTTATGTGTAATACATGCTGAGCATCAATTGGTACTGCGTTATTGGAGTCTGGTCCAAATCCTGAACTACTGCTCTTAAATCCTGAACTGGCTTGTGGATTAGTGTAGTCACTCATTATAGCACCCGAACCATATGGTCTCTGAGATGATGGTGATACACTGGTTGCCGCTAAATCTTTTAAATGTAAATCTAAGTTTTTGATAAAGTACTGCTCTATCTTTTTACCGTTACTTTCGTTGACTAATACTTTTTCAACTTGATACGGATCTACCCAGTATAGTTTTTTAGTTTCTGGATCTCTGATGTATATTTGGTCTCCGTACTTAACTGTGCTACGGAACATTTTAAATACACGTCTAGGTAACTCATTTAGTTTACACCACTTTTGTAAACTTTGCTGTATGACTTTTACTTCAGGCGAACTAGGTTGGTCGTTGTAATTAATTAAAAATGGTAATTTTGTATCGTCATCTTCTTGTGTACAAAATTCTGAAATAATATCTAATGCGGCGTTGACCTCTAGGTCTCTGTCCATTGCGTCATATTGGTAGTAACGCATAACCCTATCTGGTGAACCTTGATATACCTCAGGCAACCAACTGCTATATCTACTGGCATACATATCAGCATTACCGGATTTTTCACCAGCAACACCTGACGGTAGTGCACTGTTTTCTACGGGGTTAAAGTATTTTTTCCAACTCATATCTGTTCTTCCAAAGTTTACTGTTTTATAATACTATATTTATCATTTAATGTCAACCTGGGAAGGTTAGATGTGAACTGATACTACTATTAGGTGTTAGGATTATCTTCTTTGCCTTTGATTCCTATTGTCAATCGGTTTATTGCGCCGGTTAACTGAGTCATATATAGTGCCTGTGCTTCCGCTTCAGTATCATTCTTTGTAAGATACTCTTCCATCTTTTTTAGAACTGATATTGAGATCGCATTTTTTTCAGCATCGTCTAACCCATCCGAGGTGTTAATAGCACCGGATTGTTGTAAAGTAGAAATACTATCTCTAAAGAATGTTTGCGCCATAACATTATTAATGCCGCCGTCTACATCTGAAGCAATTTTTTTCATCGTGTCGTTTATTATAACAGAACTTCCGCGTACATCCATTCCGTCAAAGGAAGTCCCGCTGTAACGACTCATTGTGCCATCGATTGTCGATTGGTTCTGAGCATAGGCTGTCAGAGCCTTTATCGCGTTCTGGTCACCGTCATTAATTAGTCCTTCAAAAATATCAGAAGTCATTTCGCCACCATATCTGCCGCCGCCCTTGACGTTTATACCGTGCTTCTCCCAAAATGCGTCTAACTCGTTTTGTACTTCTGCCGCGGCCTTTCTGGCAAAATCAACATCGTCGTCGGACAATCCGTACCTTTCCTTAGTTTTTTTAATTTGCCGAGTGCTTCCGTCTATCAAACCAAAGAAGTCATCAGTTGTCATGCCAAACTGATCTGCGGCATTGTCGCGATTGTCATTGCGAAGGCCTACAACAATATCCTGTATAGCGTCTGAGTCACCCATTCCAAACAACCCACGTTCTTGCATGTCTATTATTTTGTTTGTTTGCCCGGAACGTAGATATGCCATTGCGGCACCATTTGCCATCATACCGGTTGATTCAAAAATACTAATTCTGACATCGTCAATGAGATCTTTAAAGAATTTTGATATTGTTGCTCCTAACGTACCATCTTTTAATTGATTACCAAGAGAGGTACTAATATCGTCAATCGTGTTAGTTATTAAGTTATCTAATTTTGCCCTAGCAGATTCTCGCTCGGCTCCACTGGCATCTTTTTTAAAGTATGCACTTACGAGTTCATTAAATTCGCGAAAGAATCCGCCCTTTATAAACAAGTTGCCTATAAGTGGTAAACTTTCTACAAAGTCTTGTACCAACGTTGAAAATTTAATAATTACATCACCAAAGTTTGCTCCTTCTTTTTTAGTACTGGTACCTAATATACCCATTGTGAACTGCATAATAGCATTCTCAAATGGTGCTTTCATCATATCAAAGAAAACATCTGCTTGGGCAGAAATTGTTGCTACGTTTCTTGCTGTATCACCGTCTGTGGTTAAGTCGTTAATAAGTGACTTTCTTGCTCTTACTTCACTGGCAAAGTTTACAGCCTGTATTGCTGATTGACTCCTGGTCATTAATGCTAATTGTTTTGCTCTGTCAAATTCCTCATCGGTAGTGTCCGCTAACGAATGCATTATTTCATTAATGGTAGAGTCTGTGATTTTACCACTGTTAGTGATATCTTGTTGTGCTAAATTCATTGCGTTAGTTAACCCGGGCATAGCAACAACAAGTTCAGTGAAACCTTCATCCAGTCCAACTGCTCCTGTGATTATTGCGTTTATTAGCGGACTAGTTATTTCATGTGCATAAGTTGGCGATAGGCCTACCATTTTCATACTTAGTTTTCTTATGCTGGTCTGTAATTCTGATATACCGTCGTCACCGAGTTCCCTTGCCCTGGCGGCAATAAGTGTATTTGTTTCATCTGATACTTTAGAACTATTGTATAACGTTTCAGCATTTATTCCTGCCGCTTTACTAACATTCCTTAACGATTTTCCTACTTCAACAACATTGCCTGCTAAGTTAGTACCTTCCATGTTTAATTGCATACCCATTCTGGCTCTTATAGATATCTCTCTTCCCAGTAATTTTGTTATTTCCTCATTCCGGAAACCCATATCAAATAAGCCACCGCTTACATCTCTTGTGGCGTTTCTTAAGTCTTTGTAGCCTTCTGCTCCAAGTACCATAATTTCTTCTGAAGTTTCTGTTAACGCCTCAGTGAAATCTTTCATGCTGAGTCCTGCTAATGATGCCTGTGTGGCTATGTTAGTTGCTCCGTCAGTGTACGCACCAACTAGTCCTGCTGTACCATTAGTTAAACTGTCATTGAGATAATTAAAAGTTTTCATTAATGTAGCAGTAATCAGTGTAGCCAATGCCGCCGCGGCTTTACCTATAGAAACAACAAAGCCAGCAATACCTTTTGCGGCTCTCATAAGTGTATTACCAAAAACAGCAAATGGTCCTGCTTTGCTTGACAGGCTACCTAGTATACCACCTGGTTCAGACATACCGCCACCATTCTTTTTAGACAAGTCTGCTAAATCTTTTAACGCCTGCTGATTGCCCAATGTGGCTCCTAGCAATGCTTCGCTGGCTTGTTGAGTTTGATTTTGATGTTGTGCTGTTTCTTTTTGGGATTTAGTATCGGATGTGTTGTCTTTTTTCTGCTGTTTCTTTGTTCCTAAAATTGCGTTTTCAACATTTGCTATACCACCGGCAACTTCTTTAAGTAGCAAACCAACAGTACCGCTTTTGCCAAATTTATTAGACATAGTCTGAACTTTGTTATTTAATGCCTTAAGGCTTTCTTCCCTTGACCAATTGGGTACATCAAATGATACAACGCCTTCTTTGCCGTCTATCGCTAGTTTGCCCGTGATCGGAGTTTTCGCATCTGCCATGATTGTTCAGTTTCCCATTAACCGTGTACTTTATGAAAGATAAATAGTTCTAACATAAGTAATATTATATAACAAGTATTTATCGATATTATTAAAATATGTTATAATGGAGCAGACATGACGACAAAAACAACATTAAAGGATTTTTATAGATCACCTAAACTGTATGTACAACTTCCAAGTGGTGGAAAGTTTTACAATAGCGACACAATCGATTGGCCTGAAACAGGCGAGTTACCAGTATTGGCAATGACACCAAAGGACGATTTAATTGTGCGAAACCCTGATGCGTTACTTAACGGTGATGCGGTTATCAGATTAGTTAAAAGTTGTGTGCCGTGTATTAAAGACCCAGCAAAAATTATTGCGCCTGATATGGAGTTACTGCTAGTAGCCATTAGAGCCGCATCTGAAAAAGACAAATCAGTAGAACTAGAACACACTTGTACAGAGTGCGAACACGAAATGAAGTTTGAAGTTGATCTAAGTCAGGCTGTACAAGACTTTGAATCAATTGACCAATTGTCGGAATTCAGTCTAAGTAACGGTATAACAGTAGGCGTTGCGCCAGCAAATTATTTATTTTCTATCCAGACTGCTAAATCCATGATCGAACAAGCAAATTTACTAGGCAGAATTTCAAATCAAGAGTTTGATAACGAAAACGAACGTCTTAAAAACATAGGTACAGCATTTGACAAAATGGCCAATTATAATTATAGTATCCTTGTTAACAGCATTAGATATCTTGCTATACCTGATTCAGACGAACAGATAGACGATCGCAATGAAATTTTAGAATTTATTGATAATGTCGATGCTAAGATTGGCAAAGAAATTGATGCTGTGGTCGGCAGTATTAACAACGGCGGAATTAATAAAGTTTACAAAGCCGCATGTGAAGAATGCGAAGCACCATTCGAAGTACCAATTGACTTTGACCCAGTAAGTTTTTTCTTAACTTCCTAAATAGAGCAGAGCCGGAAGACATTCGGAACTATTTGGGATTACTAGAAGATCAGACACAGCAAATATCTAAAGCCGTTTTTGACTTAGTAATCTACACAGAAGGTTCTATAACTCTTGCTGAAGCATGGAGTATTGACTCACATGATAGGGTGATGATTATGGCTAGTTTTGAAGAATTAATGAAAGCAAAGAATCCTGGTAGTAAAAACGAAATGAAACAGGAACAGATGTAATTACAAGTATATATCGCTGTTATTATTACTGTTTAGATACACAATATACCCCTTAAAATCTTCTTTAAAGTTATTTAAATGCTCCAAATCCAACGATTCTACCTGAGCATATATACTTCTTACCTCTGTGTTATCGGTTAAATTAACGACTTTTTTCAAGTATTTTACTGACTTTAGGTATGAATTTGTACTCTGTACTTTGTATTTGGTGCGGTCATATAAAGGTATTTGTTCGCCATCTTGTATGTGTAGCAATGCGTGATTGATGTTTCTGTGTAGCACAAGTTTCATCTCATCGGCCTCGCTTAATACCATGCCTAAGACTGCGTATAAGTCGCTGTGTGCGGTGTTCATGAGTATACGGCATACATGTTCCAGGCTACCAATAGCACTTGCTGTAAGCACCCTGTTGTACAGTTGAAACCACGATAATGTGTGTGCGTTATCGTACATGGTGCGGAGGCTTAGTACATACCGCTCCGGCCCAAAATTTCTATCCGCCACATTAAGTAAACAGTAGTTTTCATCATTCTGTACAATAATCCAATCGTATATAGACTCTACAGTCATTGTTCTAGCAGTATCTAAATCTCCGGGGTACAAGAGTACCAAAGCATCGTTATCCTGCCCGTATACTTCGTGGAATACTTCCTCGCCAAACTGTTTGATTAAATATGGAGCACTTGCACAACGTATGTACTTGTTTGCTGTGTCTACGCAATACTTACTTAACTGTAGTTGACATTCCAGTAAGTCTTGTAAGTGACCATCTATACCACCCATTGAGGTAGGAAGTAGCATTCTGAATAAACCCAGTTGTTTGAATAGTTGTATGTTGTTGATGTCACACTCACAACTATCTATAAATTCGTTTTTTATGTGTATCCAATTATCTTGTACTGGTATCATATTAATATTTATGTGTTTACTTTATTAGACACTTCGTGTCTTTGCCAACTACAAACTTCATTCACTTCGTTCATTTCTGTTTTTGTTTGCAATTTTTTTACGATTAAAGTTATCAAGTAACTTGAGCCATAATTCTCCTTACGCAAGGAGAACAATGAAAGGTCATCAAGTGAACCATTACCATCTCTAACTCGGGTGCTATTAGGAAGCGGTGAGCCTTCTCTCCCCATACACTACCGTCTCGAATCTCACGGAAGTCTGTATAACGTTGTAGAGTTCTGTTATACGAACTTGTAGGTTGCTTTTTCTCAGTGCCTACATTCTTCTAATACTGTTTGTCGTGTGTTTGTATCTTTGCCGCTATACATCTCCAATAATCTCGCACCGGGTGTTTCCATTGCCGGATTGTCGAGGAGCCAGATATTCAATGCCTCTGTTGGGGCGGGTGTATAGTCCTATGTGGGTGCCGTAATGTGAGTTAGACTTGGTGTCTGTGTGTGCCGTGTTTTTTTGTGTTCTTCAGCAATTAGTTATCGTCTTAAGACGTTGCCTATAACATTTATTGAGTAACCGTGGTCATAAATAATGCTATGGAGCCTTTTACAATCACCGGCATGTTGACTAAAGATCAGTGTACTGACGTTATAACACAATTACCAGATAAGAAAAACAATCTAGATGTTCACCACCGTAATCTTGTTCCTGGCAAATGGACCGATGCCAAATGGAGTAAAACTCGAAAACAATTTAACACTCACCGGGTACGTTTAGAACAGGATTTAGCAGAGCATGTTAGCAGTTTAATTAAACCACTAAGCATAGAATCAGAAGCAATTACGATATCAAAGAATGATGCTTTCTATGTTAATTATTATAGCAAAGGCGAATGTGCTAGTAAGCACATAGACCCCACAAAGTATACAATATGTATTGCTCTTAATGATGACTTTGAAGGTGGAGAGTTTTTTGTTAATAATACACCTGTAAAATTAAACACAGGCGACGGTGTTATTTTTTCAGGTAACACTACACATGCTGTAAGCGAAATACTGTCTGGGTCTAGATGGAGTTTATGTATCTGGGTTTTCAGGTGAATCTTTAACGCCTTCACGTAAGATTTTTGAACCACCTACTCGAACGTTGATAATACCATTATAATAGTCATCACGCAATAATACTTTTCTTTCAAATTGTTCTCTTGCTTCTATATAACTAGCAACGCCCCTGCTAGGACAAAAGTATAAAATCTCTCTGGTAAATTTATCTTCACCTAGTGATTCTACATCTTCTTTTAAATTGTCTGAACTGCCCCAGTAAGTTTGCCAATCTGATTCCTTGGTGCCTCTGCGTTTGTTCTTTTTGCCTTTCAGCGGAGGCTTGGTTGTTTTAAACTTTGCTAGTTTCTTGCCAACATACTTTTTGTCATTTGTATTGTTAGTAATTAGATATACAAATGCTTCGCAATCTTGCGGAAGTGTTTCTACAGTTTTACCGTTATATAACCAATCAGCCATTGTTATGCCTCGACATACTCTGTGTCCGTGTTATAACTAGTAAAGCCTCCTTCCTTGATCACATACAATACATCGTTAACTCTGCCACTTAGTTCTTCTCTGTGTGATATAAGCATAATGTTTTTGTTTTGCTCTCTGCTCATTTTCTTAAGTATACCTAACGCATTCTCGACACCTGTGGCATCTAGACCACTATCAATAAGTTCGTCAATACACAAGAAGTTCATTGGGTGATTAAGACTTTCAAATATATCTCTAAATGCCCAACTTAAACTTAGTATAAGTCTATTACGTTCGCCTCTACTTAAATTATCAAAGTCTAAGTCTCTGCCGTACTCGGTGATCTCTGTACTTAGATCGCTGTTAAACTTAACGTCATGCGGTAAGCCAATAGCATCCAAGTAGTGTGCTAGTCTGTGATTTAAGTAAGCAATGTTTTGATCAATAATACGTCTTCTAATAAAACTGTCTTTACTTGTTAGTAGTTTATATAAAAACTCTTGATGGTCTTTTAGTGCTGTGAGTTCATTGATAATATCCCAACTAATTTCTTGTATACCAGTTTGTCTCATAGATTCAATTTGTTCTATGTAAGGATTTTCTTCGCTGTGCTTTGTGCTTATGCTGTCTATTAAGTTATCAACGTTGTTACGGTGTGTTAGTGCTTCTTCTAATGTTTTATAAAACGTACTGGGTCTTTCTTCGACTGGCCCAAGTGTTTCTATGCCATCTTTTAAATCTTCTTCTTTAATAGTTAAACCCGTGAAGTATTCTTTTTCTTCTACTATCTTGGTTTCTAAATCTTTTGTGTATGCTTCGTGTGTGTCTAAATGTGCTGTACCTTGTTCACATGTAGGGCATACGCCTTCCTTTGCTTTAACTAAGTTAGCCTCTAGTTCGCTTAGTTTAGTTTTACTTCTTTTAAAAGAGTTAAGTGTGTTTGTTAAATTGTTAGATAGTATGTTTAAATTTGCTTCATGG